CGCCGCCGAGCACCTGGGCGCGATCGCCTGGGCCTGGCAGGGCCGCCCGATGAGCGATCTGCCGGCAGTGGCCCAAGAGGTCATCAAGGCCGCAGACGCCGGCCCTGCCACCATCAAGAACCGCCTGGCCTTGCTCAAGGCCGCATGCCGCTGGGCCTGGAAGCGCCACGGCCTCACCGACACCGACCCCACCGCCCGCATGCTGATGCCGGCCGTGCGCAACGCCCGGAAGGTGTACCTCACGCGCGAGGGCATGCTCAAGGCCTGCCGCGCCTGCGGCAGTTGGCAGGCGCAGATCGCCATCCGCGTGTGCTTCTACACCGGCATGCGCCTGGGCGAGCTGTGGCACGTGACGGCGCAGGACAACCTGCTGGTGCTGACCGACAGCAAGAACGGCCAGCCGCGCATCATCCCCGCGCACCCGCGCATCCGCCACCTGCTCAAGCACCTACCCCTGACGGGCCACAAACGCGGCGTGCAGGCCGCCTGGAGCCGCGCTGCGGCCAAGGTAGGGCTGGGGGACGTGCGCTTTCATGATCTGCGCCACAGCGCGGCCAGCGAAATGGCCAATGCAGGCGTGCCGCTGTTCACCGTGGGCCAAGTGCTGGGCCACAAAAGCCCGGTCAGCACCCAGCGCTACGCGCACCTGTATGCCGACACCCTGGCGGCCGCTGTGGGCCAAATTGGCCGCAAGCGGGCCTGACTTGGGAGGATTTCCCCACAGTGCCTGCTGCCTCGGCCCCTTAGCGTCACTTCAGAAAGCGCGCTAAGTTGTTGATTTTGGCGGAAAGGGAGGGATTCGAACCCTCGGTACTGGAGAACCAGTACGCCGGATTTCGAATCCTATGCGCCACCCGCGCTACGAGGTAAGCGCCTAGGGGAAATAGGCGCAAAACAGGCGTTTGAAGGGGGTAGTTGGGCAGAAATCCCCACAGTCCAGGCTCATTTGGTGAGCCACTGATACGCCCGCTGACAAGCCGCACCGGCGTTGCCACGTGCATCCGCTACCGCAGCAAGCTCTCGACCAGCTTCCTCCAGCCGTCCGAGCACGTCGGCGAGCACAGTGGCGGGGCTGGGGGTTGGTGGGCTGCTGGGGGTAGGGGCGGGATCTGCGGGGGGGGGGGCGGGGCAGGCGGCAGTGGCGGCGAGCTCGTCGGCGCGGTGGCGCAGGCCGTCACCAGCAATGCGGCCAGCAGCGCGGGCAGCGTCCAGGGCGCGGGCTTGGGTTTGGGCGTCACGGGCAATCTCCTGGTGCTTGTGGATCCATGCTTGCTCGATGCTGCGGTAGGCGGCGGCTGCGCTGGCGCTGGCGGCCACTGCCTGGGCGCGGTCTTCGGCGGCCTGGCGGCGCTGGGCCTGGATCTCGGTGCGCAGATCTGCGGCGGCTTCCTGCGCGCGCTGCAGGCGCCAGGTTTGCACGCCGGCCAGGGCCAGCGCCACCAGGATGCAACCCAGCAGGGCGCGGGTCACGGGCGGCCTTCGCACATGGCGCGCTCAGTGGCGCGGCGCTTGGGCAGGCCGCCGCAGCGGTTGGCGGGGTCGCGGCAGTCTTTGCCCTGGAAGTAGACCCAGCGGTCAAACTCGGCGCAGGCTTGGGCGTGTTGGCCGGCGTTGTGCAGGCGCACCATGGTGCTGCGGCACACGGCATCGGCGCCTACGTTGTACGCCAGGCTGACCAGGCTGTCGAACTCGCCCTGGGTCAGCGGCGCGGTGACGCAGCGGTGCAGCGCGGTTTCGCCTTTGCGCACCTCGCGCAGGGTGAGGGCCAGGGCCTGGGGTGGGCGGATGGTGTCGCCGATCTGCACGGGCGAGCCGTCAGGCCGCCAGGTGCTGCCGAAGCCGTAGGTGGGCCGGTCTGTGGGCAGGGGGCGGACGGCCTGGTCGGTGTAGCCCTCGTCCTGCGTCAAGGCCACCAGGCCGGCGGCGCTGAGGGTGAGGGCTGCGGCCAGGAGGCGCAGGGGTTTCATGCAGGGGTGGCCCGGCTCACAGACCCAGCTTGGCCTTCTCCGCGCGGCCCCAATCGCGGCAGGCTTCCGCCCAGGCGTTCCACGCCGTGGTTTCAGCGCTGGGGGCGATGCGCAAGAGCTTGATTTCGTCGTCAATGCTGTAGCGCTGGCGGATCTGCTCGACCACTTTTCGGTCAATCAGCTTCACGTGCGGGCTGGCGGTGCGGATGGCGTTGCGCAGTTCCACGGGCAGCGGGCTGGGCAGTGTTTCGATGCTGGCGGCGATCTGCGCGGGCTGCTCAGCGGGCAGCGTGGCGCCGTCGTCCAGGCAGACGATGGTGCGGCCATCGGGCAGCGTGGCGATTTCCTGGCCCTGGCGCTGGCCAGGGGCGGATTCAGGCAGCCGCAGCTCGAAGGTGTTGATAGCGGTGATGGTTTTGCGGTAGGCGATGAGAGAGGGCATGGTGGTGCTCCGTCAGGTAGTGGACGAGGGGTTGATGAGATGCCGTGTGGCGCGCGTGGCCCAGGCGTGAAACGATGGACTGAAGCCGGCCGGCGCGGGCATCAGCACGGATGGCTGAGATAAGGTGCGGGCGCACGAACCGGGCGCGGGCCCAGGTGCGGTAGCCCACCCAGTTCAAGCCACGTCGCAGCGGTTGCAGGCTGTGGTGGCTGATGGCCAAGCCCAGCAGGCTGAGGTGGTGGCGGATGGCCTCCAGCCACTGTATGCCCGCCGCTCGGCTGGGTGCGATCATCACGGCGTCGTCCATGTAGCGGCCGTAGTCGGCCACCTTGAGCGTGCGCTTGGCGAAGTCGTCCAGCGTGTGCAGGTACAGGTTGGCAAAGGTCTGGCTCATCAGGTTGCCGATCGGAATGCCCACAGGCTCGGGGCGCTGGGCAAACAGGTGCAACAGGTGCAAGGTGGCGGGGCACTTGACGAATCGCTGGACGATGGCGGCCAGCGTGCTTCGGTCTACGCTGTAGAAGAACTTGCGCACATCGACGTGCAGCGTCCAGGCGGTGCGCGGGGCGCTACGCATGGCGGCTTGCAGCCAGTCAGCCGCGGCGTGGGTGCCCAGCCCGTTGCGGCAGGCGAAGGTGGTGCTGATGTAGCGGCGCTCGAAGATCGGGCCCACTACGGCGTAGACGGCGTGCTGGGCTACCAGGTCGCGGAAAGACGGCGCCTCGATCAAGCGCGGCTTGCGGCCGTCGTTCACCCAGAATCGGTTCAGCGGTTGCGGCTGGTAGGTGCCGGTGCGCAGCTCGCTGCACAGGGCGGCGATGTTGGCGCCCAGGTTGCGCTCAAACAGAAAGCAGCCCCGGCTGTTGCGCTTTTGCTCGCGCGCCCGCTGGTAGGCAGCCATGAGCGCGGGCTCGGTGGCGTACAGCTGCAGCAGGTTGCCGTGGCGCTTCATGCGGCGCCCCGGCCAGGTGTAGGTGCTGCGGCGCCAGTGGTCGCCCTGCGGCCAACATGGGCCGGCGTGCGGGCTACTGAAGGGCGCTGCAGCGGAAGATTTCGGCACCAGCCGCGACGGGGGCTCCCTCTTTGCCGGTCGGCTGTTGCCGCATGGGGCAGGCCAGGCGAAGAGTCGGCGCGGAACCCGATGTTGTCGTTCGAGTTGCCGCGGTCGTTGTTCAAGTTCAGCGCCCAGACCCCGGCATTGCTGCCGTTGTTCCAGTTGCCGCCAGAGATCACACAGAGCATGTCAAGCCCCTACCGCACCGGCAAGCTCTCGCTCGCCGGATTCTTGCGCTGCTGCGGCGGCCGCAGGCAGCGGGCCCGGGGCGTCACCGCCCGGGGCCGATTCTTTTTGCAGCCAGCCGCCGATCATGCGGCCCAGCTCGTCCACCAGGCGCAGCATTACCAGCGCCCGGTGCTCGCCCGGTTGCTCGGCGTCTTGCTTGCCCTTGGAGAAGTTGAACAAGCCCAGCTCGTGCGCCAGAAGCAGCAGCATGCGCAGTTGCTCGTGGCGCACGTCGAGTTGGCTGAGCGTGGTGCGCTTGTGGTAACGCTTCTGTGCCTCGGTCACCAGGTTGTACACGTCCACATAGGCCTGGCGCAGTTGCTGCGCCATCACGTACTTGTGATGCGACGGGAAATGAGCCAGGTACAGCTCCAGCTGCGCGCCGAACAGCACCAGCTTGCGGTGCAAGCCGGCCTGGGCGTGAATGCTGCGTGTGGGGTGGCTCATGGTGTTGGAGGCAGGCCCAGTCGCTACCGCTCAGGGCCTCAGAGTTACAGGTAAGAGGCGGCGCGGAACCCGATGTCGGCGCTCGAGTTGCCGCGGGCGTTGCTCAAGGCCAGCGCCCAGACCCCGGCATTGCCGCCGCCGTTCCAGCTGCCGCCAGAGATCACACAGAGCTCATTCGGGCGCGCGTCGTACAGGTAATCGTTGCCGAACTGGTTGCTGCCGCCCACGCCACCGGACAGCGGGATTCCAAGGCCTGCAAAGCCCCAGGCGGTGCCGCTGGTGGAGGCGCTCAGCACCTGCGCCGCGTTGCCATAGGTCTTGTTGCTGGCGCTGGCTGTCAGGCTCTCGTAGGTGGCGCCGATGTTGGTGTACATGGCCGCCAGGCCGGTGGCGCCCCAGGCGTCAGTGGCCAGGGTGGTGCCGCCGGTGATGGTGCCCACGTCCACGCCGGTGTTGAGCATGAAGAAGCTGGTGCCGTTGCTGGTGAAGCCCAGCTCGGTTTCCCACACGATGCCGTTCAAGTCGGCCACGCCGCACATCATGCCGTTGTGCGTGGTGCGCGCCATGAAGTTGGCACTGCCGGTGCGGCCGGTGTTGTAGGTGCCATTGCCGTCGTCCACAAACGAGATGGCGGCGTCGTTGGTGTCGCCGTTGGCGTTGTTGTTGCAGCCCTTGGGGAAGTTGGTGCTGCCGGCGCTGTACCAGGCGCAGTAGGTGGTGCCGGTGGCGGCTGAGCCGTGCGCGTTGGCCAGCAGGGCCAGGGCGCCGCGGATGAAGCGCGTGTTGCAGAAAAAGCGGGTTCCGCGGGTCTTGGCGGCTGCAATGGCGCCGGCCAGGTTGTTGCTGGGTGCGCCGGTGAGGCTGGCGAAGGTGGCGGTGCTCAAGGAGCCGCGCTGCGCGCTGCTGAGCACGATGCCGTTCTTCAGGCTGGACGCCGTACCGCTGTTGTTGCTGGCCAGGTACTTGTCCACGAAAACGCCCTGGCGGATGGCGCCGCCGTTGTAGAAGGCGCGGTGCAGGGCGTAGCCCGCAGCGTTGGCATCGGCCACGCTGGCCCAGTGGCTGAAGGGCTTGATGTCCACCACGTTGATGGCGCCGCCGTTGCTGCCGGTGCCGTAGCGGTAGTAGAAGGCCGGGATGTAGACCATCACGGAACCGTCACTGAACTGGTAGTTGCCGTAGTTGTCGGAAGCCGGGTCTTCGGTGCCGACGAGCTTGGCAAAGCCGGTGGGCAACTCGGGCGCGATACCCACGCCGAAGCCCTGCTGGCCTGCCACGCCGATGTGGTTGACCAGGCCTGCCCCGCCGGCCGTGCCGATGCGGATGCCGTGGGGGAAGCTGACAGGCGATGCGTCGGGGGTTTGAATGGTGCGGGTGACAAGGGTGCTCATTGGATGCTCCAGGTGGCGAAGTCTTGGACGGTGACGGTGATGCCGTCGGCGATGGCGATGGGCCCGGCGCTCATGGCGTTGTAGGCGCTGGGGATGGTCAGCGGGGCGTCAATGCGGCGGGTGTTGAACCGCACCGGGCTGTCGGGGCTGACGGCCTGGGCCTGCGCTGCGCTGACGGCCGCTGCTGCGGCACTGGCGGCTGCTGCTGCGGCGTTGGCCACGGGGCTTTCAGCGGCCACGGCGGCGGCGGCGGCCTGGGCAAAGGCGCGGTCAGACTGCGCAGCGCTGGCGCTGCTGGCGGCTTCCACGGCGTTGTTGTACGTGGTGGTGCCCACGGCCGACACCTGCGTTCCGAAGGTGCCCATGGCGCCCAGAAACGCATCAGCGCGCACGGCAAAGTTGGCCGGGTCTGCCCGGCTAGGCGCGGTGGGCAGTGAGGTGATGGGGGTAGGTGAGGTGGGCATGGTCAGACCAGTCCTTCAATTTCGAGGGTGCAGTAGCTCTTGAGTTGGTAGGCGATGTCGATGTTGAAATCGCGAAAGAAGCCGTACACCGTGAGCGGGCGGAACAGTTGATCCGTGGGCACGCCCACCCACACGGCCGGCTTGGCGCGCACGCGGCTCAGCACCTGCTGCACGCGGGCCACCTGCACGGTGTCCAGCATCAGGCGCACGTTCATGCGCTTGCTGAAAGCGCGCTCCACGAAGGTGGTGGTGCCGAACTCATCGGTTTCCTTGCGGCTGTAATCCACGATGCCCAGGCTGGCGCCGTATTCCGCATCACCCAGCTCGTACTGGTTGCCGAAGACCAGTTGCCCGATTGCCACGGTGCCTGAGCCGGATACGCTGACCGTCATGCGGGCGCTGGCGTAGGGTGGCAGATCGGTCAGCACCACTTCTTCCACCTGCACGTAGGGCTCGAAGAAGTATTGGTACCAGTCGAAGATGAAGGTGCCGTCCAGGTTGACGGTGCGGCTGTAGACGGTGGGGCCGCCGGCGCCGTCTGTCACGGTGATGGTGGCCTGGGTGCCCACCAGGCCGAAGAGCGCCATGGCGTTGGCCAGGCCGGTGGACAGCACCACGGTGAGCGGGGTGCTGCGCGTGGTGGCCGTGCTCACCTGGTCATCGAACATCGCGTGCGTGTTGTCCGGCCCGATGAGCACCCATTGCGTGGGGCTGATGTCGGGCTGGTTGCCGGTGTTGCTGTTGACCAGGCTCTGATAGATGAAGGTGCCGTAATCGACGAAGGCGTCTTTGGCGTAGGTGGTGCCTACGGCCCAGGCGCTGTAAAGCTCAGTCGCATTGCTGCTCACCAGGTGCGTGGCGGCCACGAAGGTGGTGGGGGCAATCAGTTTCATGTGGCTGCCACCGTTTGCAGGCTGGTGCCGTCAGGCGTCACGCGGTCCAGGATGCGGGCGGTCTTGTTGGTGGCCACGGCGGTGGAACGGGCTTCGGCGCGCAGGCCTTCCATTTCGGCGCGCAGCGCCTCAAGCTGCGCAATCATTCGGCGCTCTTGAGCGTAGCCCCCGGAAAGCATGGCGTTGGTCTGCTCAAAGCTCCAATACCGAGCCGGGCCTGTGACCTCAAGCTCCGGGCCGCGCTCGCCCACCAGGCGCAGGCCGCCAGTGTGCAGGCCGCCTTCTGCAAATCCACGGTAGCCATTCGCCAGAATCCAATCTAAATTGGCCCTGATGTCCCTTTCGGAAGTTCCTTGACGTCTTTCATATTCCGTCAGTTCGGCGATAGTCACTTTGTTTTCGTTGAACCAGTCGATTTTTTGGTCGGCTGTGTAATTTGTGAACCAGTTTTCTGGAAGCATCGCCGTCACGTCTTCCAACGTTCTTGCGGTCGTTGATCTGACGGGCTGCGCAGCAGCGGCTATGGAGGCAGCCGCTTGAACGGCGGCGTTTGCAGCAGCGAGCGTGGCGGCATTTGCGCGGGCAATGTTGGCTGCACTTTCCGCTGCCGTTGCATTGGCTTGAGCCGCAGCAAGCACTGCTGCCGTCAATGCCTGGTTTGCCTGGGCGGTTGCAACCGTTTCTGCAGCAATGGCGGCGCCCAGACGGCTCATCGCTTCGCTGACGGATACCACTCCGGTGTCAATGCTGCGCAGCGCGTTGAGTTGCGCCTGCGCGATGCTTAGTTGGCTGGCGGCATTGACGCGCGTCGCATCAAGCTGCGCGTCCAATTGTTCTTGGGCTACCCGCGCAGCCTCTTCCTGTGCCTTGAGTTGCTGTTCGGCAATGCTCAAAGCGCGTTCAGCGCTGCTGAGCTGTTGGCCCGTGGCGGATTGCAGCTCGGCCAATGAATTGGCCAGCAACAGGGTATCCCGGCGCAATTCCGCTGCGCTGGAATATCTTGAAAGGTCAAGCTCGCGCCGGGCGGCTTGCACGGCTTCTTGCAGCCTGTCTTCATTCGGCAGCGTGCCTGTTGCGCGCAGACTTGTCAGTGCGTCTTGCACAAACCGCCGGCCCTGGGCGCCTGACATGCCAAACCCAGCCAGGCCGCTCAATTCTTGAACTTGTTTGCCCAGGAAATCAAAAAGCGGGCGGGCGGATTGCAGGGTTTCTTGTGCAACCTGCTTCGCTGCCTCTGCGGCCGTTTTCTGCGCGTTGATGTTGCGCATCTGCAGGTCAAAGGCGCTACGAATCGCCGCCTCAGCAGCGGCGGCCTGGGCGTCTATGGCTCTGCGCACGGCGTCAAATGCGGCGTTTGTCGCGGCTGTGGCGTCCTGAGCAAGCCGCTGTTTGTTGGCCAGGGCTTCCTGGGCTGCCTGGGCCCGCAGGTCTGCCAAAGTGCGCTCTGATGCTTCCATTGCGGCGGCGGCGGCTTGGGCGTCCTGCAGAGCTGTCACATAGTCAAAAAGAGCACGGTTGGAGTTCTCCAGCGCGCCGCGCTCCAGGGCGCGGATGGCGGCGGTGTTGCCCTGCAGTTGCAGCAGTTGGCGCTCCAGGCCCAGGCGCTCCTGGCCGATGCGCTGGGCCTCGGCGTGGGCGGCGCGGGCTGCCTCCTGGGCGGCGGCTGCGGCCGTGCGCGTGGCTTCGGCTGCTGCGGCTTCGGCGGCCTGGCTGTCCTGCAGGGCGGTGATGCGGTCGAACAGGGCGCGGTTGGATTCGTCCAGCGCGGCGCGCTCCAGGGCGCGGATGGTGGCGGTGGCGCCTTGCAGTTGGAGCAGCTGCCGCTCCAGGCCCAGGCGCTCTTGGCCGATGCGCTGGGTTTCAGCGGCGGCGGCACGGGCGGCTTCCTCGGCTGCGGCGGCGGCCGTGCGCGTGGCTTCGGCTGCTGCGGCTTCGGCGGCCTGGCTGTCTTGCAGGGCGGTGATGCGGTCGAACAGGGCGCGGTTGCTCTCGTCCAGCGCGGCGCGGTCCAGCGCCCGCAGGGCTGCGGTGTCGCCCTGGAGCTGCAGCAGTTGGCGCTCCAGGCCCTGGCGCTCGCGCAGGATGTCGGCAGCGCTGCGCAGGGCTTCGGTGGCTTGGTCGCTGGCCTCGGCCAGGTCTTCCACCACCGGGGTGATGCCGGCGAAGGTGCCGCTGAGCTGCACCAGCACGGCGAAGTTCTTGCGGCCCGCCTCGGTGGTGAGGTCTTGCGCTTCCACCAGTTGGCGGTAGGCGTCGCGCGTGGTGGGCAGGGCCAGGCCGAGGCCGCCCAGGGCTTCGGTGAGCTGCGCGGTGGTCTTGGCGGTGCGCTCGGCCTCGGTGAAAAACTCGGCGTAGTAGGCGGCGCTGGCCTGGGTAAAGTTTTCCAGGCCGCCGAAGGCGTCGGCCAGTTGGCTGGCCAGGTCGGCGCCGGCCAGGCTGGTGGCGTACAGGTTCAGGCCCAACAGTTCAAGCGCCGGGTTGATGGTGCTCAGGCTGCCGGCCAGGCGCGTGAGGGTCTGGACGTTGGTTTCGCCGGCGCGGGCGTAGCTGGTGCCGCTGGCCTCGATGGTGCGGGTGACTTCGCTGACCTGGGTGAGGTAGCCGCGAAGGACGGTTCCGCCCTCGGTGTTTTCCCAGTCCTCCACCGTGGTGGTGATGGACTCGGTGACGGTGCGGCTGGCGCCCAGCACGAAGGCGGCCAGGTCTTCGTTCGCGGCGGCCAGCGCTTCTTCCACCTTCTTGGCGGCCTGCTCGGGCGTGAGGCCATCGAGCTTGATGCCGCGCGTGCCGATGTCGTTTTGCGTGATGTCGGTGCCGAGTGTGGTGGTGAAGCTCTTGACGGCGGTGCTGCTCAGGCCCAGGGCTTCGGCCATGCTGGCGGCGTTGGTGCGCAGGGCCTCGAAGGCGCTCTGGATGGCGGCGCTTTCGGTGCTGGTCTGGCGGTTGACCATGCTGTATTCGGGCCCGCTGAACAGCGTGCCGCCGCGGCGCTGCAGGTCATAGCTCTGGATGTCGCCCATGCCCAGGGTGCCCGTGAGGCCACCGCCGACGATGCTGCGGCTGCGGAAGACGCCCAGCGCGTTGGCCACGGCCAGGGCGGCGGCCACGTAGGGAATGGCGGCGGCCGCCGAAGCGCCCGCGCCCATGGCGCCGCTGGCGCCGACGGTGGTGGGGCCCATCAGGCCGGGGGCCAGGGTGGCGCCTTTCATGCCAGCGGCGAATGAAGTGAGGGCGCTGCTGCCGAACAGGGTGCCGGCCGTGCCCATGACGTTGCCGATGCTGCTGGCCACGCTGCCGGTGATGACGCTGCCCAGCGTGGCCAGGCTGTTGATGCTGCCCAGGGTGCTCAGCGCGCCGCCCCCACCGCCGCCGAGACTGCCGACGAGCGGATTCACCGCGGCCTGGATGATCGGCCGCAGCACCATGCTGCGGAACAGGCCCTTGATGTATTCCCAGGCGCTCTTGCCGCCTTGCATCAGGGCGTCAGTGAGGCTTTGGCCGATCTGGTCGGCGGTGCGGCGCCACTCTTGCTCAATGGTCTTGGTCTGCTCGATGCTGGCTCGCACGGTTTCGCGGTTGACGATGGCGGCGCGGATGTTCTTGGCGTACTCCTCATACTCGTAGCTGCCGGCCTTGATGCCGCGGGCCTCAGCCGCCAGCAGGGCGATGGTGACCTCGCGCTCGACTTTGCTCATCTGCAGCGCTTCGGTTTCGCGGTTGATGGCGTCGATGATGGATTGCGAGTTCTTCAGGCGCTCGGTGTCGATGATTTCCTGCGCGTCCTGGTCTTTGAAGGCGCTGCGGCGGGCCATGATTTCGCGGTCAGTGGCTTCCACGGTGGCCGTGGCCAGGGCCTTGCGGGCGTTGATGCGGTCGCGGATGGCTTGCGCCTGGGCCTTGAGGGAATCAAACTCCTTGGCGTCCAGGTTGCGGTCCAGCGCGCGGATGGCCTGGGTTTCGAGGATGACGGCTTGCTCTTCCTCGCGCGCGTCGATGATGTCTTGGAAGGCCTGCTTGCCCAGCACCACCTGCGCCACCTGGTCAGCCAGGGCCTGGGTTTCCTTGGCGATCTTGTCGGTGCCGGCGCTGAGGGTTTCCAGGTACCTCTCGCGCTGCTTGATGGCTTCGCCGATGGCTTTGGCTTCGTCGTCGAGGGCCTTGGCAGCTGCGACGGAGGCTTGCTCCGCAGCCTTGCGGCGGGCTTCGTCGGCGGCGATATCACCGGCGGATCGAAGGCCTGGCACGAAGCCGCGGTCTTCGCGGGCGCGAAGGTTTGGCCCTCCCAAAGCTGCATCCAGCGCGGTGCGGGCCTTGACGGCTTCGCCTTGCAGCTCGCGCAGTTGGTTGGTGGCGTCCGAGAGTTCCTTCTGCAGCGTGGAGCGGTTGAAGCCGGTGACGTTGGGGTTGCTGAGCCGCCCTTCGAGCCGCGCGATTTCTTCCAGCGTGGCCTGGATGCGGGCGTCTTTGAACTGCGACACCAGCAGCGTGAAGAACCCGGAGAGCACGCCGCCGTTGGCGCTGAATTTCATGAACGTGGAAAGCGTGTCATTCAGCGCGGGCAAGAGGTCTGACACCAGGGCGCGGGCAGCGTCGGTGACGTTGGCGCCGAGCATCGACATCTGCTTGTTGAATCGCTCAGCCTCAGCGGCTTGCTCTTTGGTAACGCTGGCATTCAATTGGCCAGCCTCGGCCAGGTCATTCAGGAACGGCGCAGCCTCGCGCACGCTCTTGCCGAACAGCTCCTGCGTGATTCGTGCCTTGTTGGCGTCGTTTTCAAACCCGGCCAGGGCCACTGCCGTCTGGCGCAGGGCCTCTGCCGGGTCCAGCTGGCGCAGCTTGGCCGCGCTCAGGCCGATGGCTTCCAGGGCGATGCTGGCGCCGTTCTTGCCGTCCGCCGCCTTGAGCTGGGCGTTGAACTTGACCAGCATGCCGCCCACCTGGTCAAGGCTGGCGCCGTTTCTGCGGGCCACCTGGTCGAGCTTGCTGATTTCCTCGATGCTGGCGCCGGTGGCGTCCACCAGGTCGTTCATGGCGTCCACGGCGTTGACGGTCTGCCGCACGAAGGCCACCAGGCCGCCCACGGTGAGGGCGCCTGCCAGGGTGGGGGCCAGGGTGGAGAGCGCGTTGCGCACGGTGTCCACCTGGCCGCTGAGCTGGCCCATGCTGACGCCCACGCGCTGCAGGCCGCTGGTGACGGATTCCGCGCCCTGCAGGCCGATCTTGATGCCGATTTCGCTGGTGGCCATGCGGTGCTTACCTCAGCGGGCTGACGCGCGCAGCGGGGTGCTGTGCGGCTTGCTGTTCGTCGCGCTCGCGCTCGCGCTCGCGCTGTTCGGCCCACACTTCCAGCGTGGCGCGTTCTGCGGCCTGGATGCCGCGCCAGATGTCTGGGCGGGCTTCGCGCTCGATGTCGGGCTGCTCGTCCAGGTGGGCGCGCACGCCGGCGTAGTCCAGCCCCGTGGCGCCTGCCATGCCGGTGCGCCACTGGGTCTGCACGCCCTGCCAGCAGGCCCAGGCTTGCACGTTGTCAGGCCAGAGGTAGGCGCTGCGCTCGGGCGGGGCTTCGGGCTCCAGCGTGCCCAGGCCTGCCAGGGCCTGAGCCCAGGCGCTGCCGGGTGGGGGTGCGCTGGATGTTGCATCGCGGCTGTGGTGTTCGGCCAGTTCCCGGGCGAGCGCGGCTAGTTTTTTTCCTTCGCGCCCACCTCGGCCAGGTAGGTGCGGAAGGCGACGAGGGAGACGCCGGGGATCTTGCAGAGCTGGCGCCAGGCGGCCTCAGTGAACTGCATCGGTTGGTCTTCTGCGTCACGCACGCCTTGCCAGTCTTCGATCACTTCCAGCAGGAAATCCGCCACGCTGGTTTCGCTGTTGTCGGCCAGCTTGGTCTTGATCTGGTCTGCGTCCAGGCGGCGGCAGGTGAGGTGGAAGTCAAACAGCTGGTCTGTGCCGGCCTCGTCTTTGATGGTGCCGCGCACCTTGAACTTGACGAGGTTGGAGACGACGATCTTGATGCCCATGTGAATGCCCGATTGGTGGTGCCCGAGGTTGGAAGGGAGCGCGGCGTGGCACGTTCGGGGCCGACGTGCCGACCGGTGCGGGATACCCACCGGCCTGCCGCGCTGAAAGGTTCAGGCGGGGCCGCGGCGGGCCCCTGCGTCATCAGCTGTAGCTGATGGCCCGGCCCAGCACCGTGATGGCGGCGTTGACCTGGTTAGCCTGGTTGCGGGCCAACGTGGGAGCTTCAGCCACGCTCATGTAGCCGTGGCCGTACATCGTGCCGCCGCCGCCCAGCACCAGCTTGAAGCTGACCTTGCTCAGCGTGCGGCTGATGTCCAGCATGGTCTGGTACGTGGCGTTGGACGGGTCATGGCCCAGGGTCAGCGTCATGCTCAGGGCGTTGAAGCCGGTGGGCACGTTGATGTCGTTGCGCTTGGCCAGCGGGCTGATGGTGGTGAAACGCGCATCGCCACCGGAGGTGGAGATGTTCAGCACCTGCGGCACCTGGCTCCAGGCGCTGAGCTTCTGCGTGGTGCCCGTGCCGCTGCCGGCCGGGAAGAAGCTGGTGTTGCTGGTGTTCAGGCCTTGCAGGCTGAACGAGTTGGCGTCGATGACGGTGACCTTGTAGACCGAATCCGTCGCGTCTTCCCAGCCCGAGGTGAACAGCACTTCGTCGCCGGTCACGTAGCCGTGAGCGGTGGACGTGAGCACGGCCGGGTTGGCGTTGGTGGCGGCGGTGATGGTCTTGGCCGAGGCCAGGGTGGTCGAGAACTGGATGCTCGAACCTTCGGGGAAGTAATAAGCCATTTCGGGCTCCTTTCAGTGGATCAGGGGGTGAGCGAGTGAATGACGGGTTCAGAACGTGGCGGCGGCCACGCGCTGGCGGGCGGTGAAGACGAAGGTGGCGCAGACGGTGTTTTCACCATCGGTGTCGAAGTCATAGGACACAGACTGCGGCTGCAGGGCGATGACGGCGCCGGCCAGCGTGGGGTCGGCCATCAGCTTGGCGTAGACGGTGGACACCAGGGCGTCCACAGCCACGTCAGGCGCCTGGCCGGCAGTGGCGCGGGCGTAGCACTCCACGCCGATGCGCGTGTCCCACGTGATGGGCTGGCTGCTGAGCACCGAGGCCTCGAGCACCTGGCTGTCCACCGGGCGCACCACCACAGCGGTGCTGGTGCTGGACGACACCGGCCGCAGCCGCACGCGGCCGACGTTGGCCACCGCAGGCGCGGTGCCCAGGGCGGCCACGACGGCGGTGACCGCGGTGTTGACGATGCTCATGCGCGCTCCAGCATCAACACGCTGACGCCCGTGCCGTCAGGCTCGTGCGCCGCCACCGTGTAGGCCACGGCGTTGACGCTCACGGCCTGGCCCACAGGGTCAGCCGTTACGTCAGCGGTGCGCAGGCGCAGCGTGGGCTGCGTGCCGGCCATGCCGATGCCGACCGAGCCCAGGGCGAAGCCGTTGTCGAAGATCCCGCGCACGGCTGCGCCGTTCACGGTGCAGGCCACCGCGAAGTCAGCGAAGAAGGGCGCGAGGTCTTCGGTCATGGCTGGGCCTGGGCTGGGCTTGTCGTCTGGCCTTTAGGCTCAGACGGTCAGCGCGTCCACCATCGTGGCGAAGCTCACCACGTTGCGGAGTTGCACGTCCACGTCTTGCAGGGCCACGACGCGCACGGTGCCGGCGGTGCTGCCGGTGTACGGGTCCACCATCAGGTCCAGGCTGCCCCACATGCCGATCACCAGGTCAGCGAAGTTGCCGAACACGATGGCCGAGCAGGTGGAGCCCGAGGTGCCCTTGACCAGGTTGGACGGCACGGCGTTGGTGACGGCGGTGCGGTAGCCGTTCATCGGCGTGTCACCGTCATCCCACACGAAGCCGTTCTGGCCCGACACCTTGCTGGTGGTCTTGAGCTTGCCGCGCACGCGGGCGTTGGTCAGGTAGCCCAGGGTGCCCACATCGGCGTTGGCAACGGCGACGTCGGATTCCAGCGCCACGATGTTGGCCCAGGTGGGCGCTGCACCGTTGGTGCCGCCGATGACGGAGGCCGTCACGCGGGTGAGGATGCCGCTAGGCTGGTTGCTGGCGCCGCTGCCGTTGATGGCGGCTTGCTGAATGGCCTGGCCCAGGATGGTGGCCAGGTCGTTCTGCACCATGGCTTCCACGTCGATGCTGGATTGCAGCAGCAGGCGGCGGCTGATGTCGGTGAAGGCGCCCACCGTCTTCGGGCTCATGGTCACCTGGGCGATGGTCTGGTCGCTCTCGGTGGGGGCGGTGTTCTCAGCCACCCAGTAGGCAGTGCCGGTGCCGCTCAGGCGCGGGATGGCGATGTTGCCCACCAGGCCCGTCAGCATGCGCGTGCCCATGCG